CGCGCCCAGTAGTTCCACCAACCTTGCCAGTATTAATCGCAGTCTTCAGTGCAATCTGGCCTGCATTGAATACACGAATGCCACCCAATCCAGGAACGATTGCACCCAGAATGAAGCCGGTAACATCCGCAGACTCTTGGTTGACTCGGTAGTAGTTACCCAAATCAGTGTCAAGTTCTGTAATCCAGTCCGCCGTATCTCGCTCCTGAATACCAGGATCAAAGAACTGTCCTACATATGCACCAGTGTTGTAGAAAGAGTTGATTCCAGAAAGACCAGAAACCGCAATAAAGCGGCCCATATCCTGAAGTTTCTCTCCCCAGCTAAGTGGATTAGTCCAGCTTACGCCGCCATTGGAAATGTTATGGAGGTCTGCAATCTGGAAAGGAAGGGACGGAGAATCACCATCCTCTTCTTCAACAGGTGCAGGAGTGGATTGAGGAGGACGAACAAATGTGAATAGATCACTCATTTTTATTCCTTATTCATTCGACCAAGGAATCCGGCAGGAACATTACGCTGGCTCAACTTTTCATTAAATGCGTCAATTCGCAATTGTCGAGCCATAGCATTTGCAACTGACGGAAAGTCAGTCAAGTTGACAACCTCTCCGTTGATCTTAACCTTGTATTGTCCAGCATTCGGAGGAAGCGAAATACCAAAGCGACGCCAATCTGTAGCTGCTCTATTAATAGCACCCGCTCGAGTATAGATATTGGTAAGATCTGCTGCAGCTTGAATAGAAGTAATCTTACCTTCTTTAACTGCACCAAGCGCCAGTTTATAGACAACACTCGGATCGGCTAAACTCACACCAGATTCAATGGCAGGATTCAACACCAACTTTGTGATCGGATAATTCTGGAAAGTAGAAATCCCGGGAGCTTTTGAGGATCCAATGTATGCGCTCAGATCACCCACATAGAATGGATTATCAGGATTGTTTCCAACAAAAGCAAGCTGCCGTTGAATGAGCTGATTAGTCTGATCTGCAACTACACGGCGAGCCTTAGCTCCAGTCTTGTCGTCATCCAAACCTTCCTTGGTACGAACAGCTTTATCCCCCAGAACTTTAGTAGCCTCAGCAAGAACATCAGCAACCTTACGCTGGTTAGCATTAAGGTTTTCCAGAAGAGTAGGATCCTTAGAAAGAATGGCCGCTGACTCTCCTGGGGAATATCCTAAAATTGCCTGGCCGCTGCGAAGATAAATTTCTCCTTTGTCGTAGTAGTCCTTGTATTCATCTCGCACGCCGCCCATTGCTCGAACTTTATCTTTGATCTGTTGGGCAGATTCAGGAAGAACTCCACGAGATTCTTGGCCAGCCCGAATGGTGGCAACCATACGTTCTTCAAACTGTCTATCATCTTCATCTTTCCGGCGCGCTGCAGTGTCACGGGCACGGTCCCGCTCGGCTGCTTCTAATCCAAGCTGAAATTGAGCTTCAGCTCTTTCAACTCCATAAATAGAAGTTGCAAGTTGCAGCATCCTGTCATCTGCATTAGCTGCTGCTTCTACACCGCCAAGGTTTAATTTAATCCCCTCGATCGCTAAATTAGCCCGCTGCCCTTCAGCAGTCAAACGAATCTGATCGTTCTCAGCTTGGATACCAACCTGAGTAATGGTGCGAGCAAGAGCCTTACTCTTTTCGCCCACTTGTCCAATCTGGGATGCCACACTTTGAGCAGCGGCCTGCACAACTTGAAGCTGACCCATAGCTCCCTGAAGTTTTTCCTGATTATTGTTCCAGTCAACTTGAGCTTTAATCCAAGTAATAGGATCATCAATCAGACGAGTTTCTTGCTCTTTACGAACAGTCTGAGTTAGGCCAACCACCTCATCAGCAACTCGGGTAGTTTCCCCAAGAAGCTTACTGAGAGTTTCCATGCCACGATTGCCAGAAATAATCTGGGTGGCCTGATCCTGCGCAGCCATTTGAGCACTGCGTTCTGCAGAAACTTGAATCTGCCTAGCAGCAGCCACATCCCGAACAAGATCAACTTGTTCAGAAATCAGATCAGTAGTCTGAGTAGCTGCTCTTGTTCTGGCTGCAGCTAATGAACCTGTGGACTGAACTGCATTACCAGTTAATCCACGAATCAGTTCAATTACCGGATTGGGTTCGGCCATAAGAATCTCCAAGCGAGAGGATGGCACCAATGAGGAAACAGATTGGCTGGCCCAGATAGATTGTCAAAGCGCCCAGAAGATTCCAGCCGCGGCCAGTAATCATCTTATAGCGACCCAGAACAATAGGAGCCAGAATAGAAGAAAGCCGCTCAGAGCGTTGCATGAGAGGAACCACAGAAGTAGCCCAGCTCCAATAACCACGCTTCGTAAATTCCGGGGTAGCTTCAAAATGTGCATGGCCTGCAGCATATAGCTCTTGCGGAAGTTTCCCTTGGCGCGCCAGCTCGGTACAGATCACAGACATCTTTTTCTTAGAAGACTGTCCAGATTCCTGAGTTTCCTGCAGTGGTGCGGTAACTGCTGCAAGTTCCGCAATCACTTTAGCCATGAAATCTTGAGACTGCAGAGTTGCAGCGGAGCTAGAATTTCCCCCAGCAAGATTCTGTCCAGAAAGAAGCTGCGCCAATCCGTTATCTGCGGATAGCGCATTCTGAATCATGCGAAGCTGAGCCTCTTCTGAAAGAACTCGCTGAGAAGTTTTACTCCCCGATCCCGACATAGAAGTGGTGCCGGGGAGCAGCGCCCCAAGATCTAAAGAGGCGTTAAAATTTGTTGCCATAATCTATTCTCCTGAAGAATCTTTGCCATCAGCCTTATCCGTAACTTTTTCTCCTTGATTTCTCAGGAGCTTATCACGGATAAGAACAAAAATGTTTAAACATACATATACAATACTAGCAAATGTAAACACATCTGACAGTGTCACACCTCCGAAAAATCCTAGCCAAGCTGCAAATAGTTTGGCCAACATTCCTTCAATAGAGGAATCATGAGGCGATAAACGTCCCACAATTGTTTCCTTAAGTGATAGTTTAGAGTGCAAATGCTCGGACATATCGGTGATACTTCCGGTGATTATAAATAGGATACAGGAAATAGGTTAGATAAACAGTAGGGATACTGTCAGACACCTATCGCCCACCAGTTAAATGATCTAGCGGCCACTGCTGCGTTTACTAATTCGAATTGTGCAGTTGTAATGTTATTTACTGACCATCCTAAGACTGAAGTTCCGCGGGCTTGCACAAATACACCTAGCACTTGAGTGGGGAAGCCTACATTAAAAGGTACAACAACTGTGGCTGCAGAACCTACTCCAGTTACTAGGCCACCCTGGATAAGAATTCCGCCAACTGTTTGGAACCACTGGCTCTCTCCCTGGAACTGTGTGATACCAATAGAATCAGCTAGATCCCGTAAAGTAGGATCAATGAAAGGTGATACAGCATTTGTTCCCTGTGTCATCGCTCCCCTCCAGGTACAAATTTAAGCTGCAGAGTGTTAATGGAGAAAGCACCCTTGATTAGAATCGAGTGGTTCTGAGCTGTGTGGTGACAGTTATAAACTGCCAAGCCGCCATTGATTGATCGAGCAGTCAAGGGAATAGGAGCATCAAAATTGCGACCATCTGTGCTAGGGATGAGAGCAAGAGAGAAATTAGGAGAAGGAATAATCGCAGTGTTTTGTGGTCCTTCAATTTCAATCTCCTCCATCTGCATCATACGGGAGCGAACATACTGGAACTTGCCTAGGAGAATTACAGAAGCTGCAGGAAAGTCAGTATCGTAGACATTAAAAGAGAGTTGATAGCCTACAGAACCTTGATCGGTACCAAAGATGTACAAGCTATTGAGATCTGTGTACACGTCTCCTTGCACCTTAAGTTTTCCATATCTTGCCAAGCCTGTATCGTATACAAGAAAATAAGAGTTAGTACCAGTCGTGTATTTAACTAGTACGTATTTATCAAGAAGATATGTAAGTTTTTTGGTGGAAGTTACATTACCAGTTGAGAATGTGTTGGCGATATAATCTAGTTCCTCAACTTTTTTAGTTTTTTCCAAAAAGCTTGAGATATCAGAGGCAATAAGTTGTGCTTGTTGTCCTGAGATTATACGAACATTAGAAGTTGAGTCGATAGCATATTGTGTGCTACTCCGGCTCTCTCCAAATGCTTGGTAAGAAAAATCATACCCGCCGCTGTCTTTTACTGGAGTGAACTTGAACGGATACCGAGCATTGCCTGTGTACTGTCCATAGACAATTCCAGACTCTGTGTACATATAGAAACCATTTGCAGCTTCTTTAACAAACTTAACTCTTAGATTAAGATCGTTAGGAAAAATCTGCCCGGCTCCGTTAATGAGTGAAGAAGTGAAATCAGTGATTGTAAGAAGCGAGGACCACATAACGAGGCCAGACTTCAATACAACCAACAAATAGTTGGCACAGGACCAAATACAGACAACATCACTAAGAGTAGCAATACCTACAATACTACCGGAAATATTAGTGAAATTAAGTACATCGCTACCAGGGTTATCTACAGTGTAGAAGGCACCATCAGAGTATACATAAGTTGCATTTCGTACACGGGTGGTAGAAAGGAACTCCCCCACTGGAAAGGGCATAGCTCCAGTTGCGTAAGTCCAAGCAAAAATCCCAGTTGTAAAGCTAGAAGCAACAACGTCCCTGTTAGAAAAACTAGCTTGGCTACGAAATAAACAGAGGAATCTACGAATGTCTCCAGTGAGAGCACTTGCCACATATAAGTATGCAGACCCCCTAACAATTGCAGATCCTGTACCTCCAGAAGTTGGCCCGGGGGCAGGAAGGGCGGCTAAGGTTTTGTAGCCTACGCTCTGATATCCATTAGGCGTGGGCATAACATTCTCCAGATACAATGCCTGAGGAATGCCTGCATCTTTCTGTTCCCCCTGTGGGTCAACTCGTCTATCAAAGTTCTGATCTGGCCCCGGAACAATTACAGTTCTACCACCGTCCGCAATTGTCATTGGGAACGTAGCAGAGCTAAGATTAGCGCGATATGCGATCTGTCCCATAGACAATGCCAATTAGTTGGAGATTAAATGTCACTACTGAAAAACTTTTGCCATAGTTGGGACTGCTGTGTAAGTAACAGTTACTGATTTCCCTGGCAGCAGCTGTACTGATTGACCAGTAGCCGTGGCAATATTTACACCGCCGATAGTAATTGCACTCACAGTTCCTCCAGTAATATAAACAGATTCAGGTCTGGAGCCTGCAGTGTAAGTAAATGGAGATGCTCCTACAGTAATACTGGCAGCAGTACCTCTAGACGTATCTCCGCGGTTTCCTTCAATTTCGCTGCCTGCGCCGTAAGATCCACCGATAGGAGTACCACCTCCAAGTGCAGTTAGATCGTTGCCGGTCAAAGTTACATTAGTAGGAGTGCCTGTAGAAGTAATGCCACCATTGGTAAACTGTGCAATGGCCATATCTTTGACTTCAACGATATTGGCTGTCGCTCCGACAATAGTAATGCCAGCAGTAAACATTGGAGCAAGCGTACCAATATTACCTGGACCGTGTACTTTAACATTTACGCCTTCAATTAACCAACGACCTTCAGTAGTCCAGGGGCCATTAAATGTGACATTAGAAACTCCAGCAGCAACTCTAACAGCAGATTGCCCCGCGGCCGCTCCCCACCAACCATCTTGAAATTGAATTAGAGACCCGCGGTTTAATGTAACTCCATTACAGGTTGCACCAGACAACTCCATGTTGAGATTAGTGAAAAAGAAATTCACACCTCCATTTGCTGGATCACTGTCAAGATACACACCATTCTGGCCTACGCTAGTAACAATCTCTGCATTTACAATAAAATGACCGTTGGTGTAATCAGAAAAATGCAAACCGTTGCCCTCAAAACCGAGGACATAGGTATTCATAATGCGGATATCTGCAGTTAGATTTCCTGCGGCGCCTACCGTAAAAATACCGTTACCTTTGATGCCGCGAATCCAGCTATCATAGATGTTGCTGAAAGATACGCGGTCAAAAAGAATTCCACCGAAGATACGATAGTTTGGGCCATCTTGCCCATAGACTTCGCAATTCAGAATATTGATAAAGCCCGCATAACGAGCTTCAATACCATAAGCTGAAGTCCAGTTAGCTGCGCCTGCCCGTGGAATGCATTGAAGACTTTCTAAAGTAGCTCTAGTAACTCTATTGATAAGCGTACCATCGCCAATACGAATGAATGGCGTGTTGTCTGTATGCTGAATAAGAGTTACATTTCCAAACTGCTCTCCAACCAATGTAATGCCGGATGTGATAATACTTAGAGCTGCTGTGATCTTATAATTGCCCTTAGGAAAAAGCAGCGCCTGGCCAGCAGAAGAATTGATAGCAAGTTGAATTGCAGCAGTGTCATCAACAATACCATCACCAACCGCACCATAATCTGTAACGCTTACATATTCACGAAATTTTGCTTGAATAGTTCTAGAAATTGCGCCAACGCCGCCTGCATTGTACCCAACAAGAGAAGCTCCGCTGGGTGCTGCAAACGCTGCAAGAACTGCCGCACTTAGAACTGTGATTTGAGGATTCCAAATAGATGCAGTCATTTCAATTCCTCAGTACCCGTAAGATTGAATATTAGACATACGAACCTCTGCTGCCTGAACAGCAGCTAGTTGGGTATATGCAGCAAATTTTTCTGTGTCGCCGATTGCTTTAAATACAGTAGCGGCTGCATCAAAGACAATAGCGTAAGGATGATCCAAGGCGATCCAAGAATTGTATCCAGATTCAGTGATATCTGGATTGTCGTATCTGCCTACAATGCAATATTGGAGAGCAGTAGAAGATCGAATCTGAACAACAGCCCCTGCCACATAACAGACATTCTCCTGGTTCCGTCCGAATTGATCCAGGACAGTTTCAGGAGTAATAAAGGTTAAAAATTCACCTTGCTCTGTTCCAGTAGAATCAGTTTTACGAATATACTTAAGAGCGCGCCAACGCGGGAAAAGTGATCTATATTCAATCTGCTGGGTATATTCAGCAGTTAAAAAAGACACTCCTTGCTCTACAATATCCTTGTAAAAATAATCTAGCTGGTGCAACTTTAAAGTAGCTGACCGAATAGCGGTAAGAGTCTCAGCCACCAAGCTGGGACGATTGGTGAGATTATAGACTTCTTGCCGTAGTTCGGTCAGCGTCATGATAACAGATTAGGTTAAGTAGCAGGAGTGAGCTTAGCTGCAGCGCTCATGAGAGATGCAACAGACGGACCACCAATAGTTACCGGAGCAATATCAGTGGTCGAAGCTGCCCTCAGCGGACCTTGCTTAGATTCCCCCATGTTATTGGAAGGATCAATCATCTTAGCCTGCTCAGCCAAGAATTCAGCAAACATCTTCTTACGCAAAGCAAGCATCGGATTCTCTTGTTCCGCGGTCACAGTGCGAGCTTCTGGATCAATATAGATATTGCCAGAATACTCGTTACGAGCAATTGCACGATCAAGATAGCTAATCACGCTTTCATCTCCGGTGATATAAATCCCGCCCTTGAAATCCAGACGAGTACCATCCGGAAGAATGATGTTACAGAACTTGATCGTACTTTTATACAGTCGCTTATCAGCAACTTGGGTTTCAGCGATTTCAGACATTGGATAACTCCTGAGGTAGGCGGCAGGGTTTTATTACTCAGACCCCACCAAAACTGAGTTCCCTCAGGAGGAATTAGGCAGCCGTACTAACTGCTCGAATACCAGTTCCACCAGGACCAGGATTAACTCCTGCGGCGGCTCCAGTAATTCGATCAGCAGCTTGGATTGCACCAGTAGTTGCGTTAGGAAGAGTGATCTGGTTATTCCCATCGGGAGTCAGCACGTTGTTGGCGCCATTGTATCGAACTGTAATCGACGAAATATAGCCAACATCAGTACTGACCATCCCAACCGGATTAAGTTGAAGGATGGTCATAAGTACTCCAGATTAACCAGCAGCCGCAGCAGTCAGATTGGTGATGATTGCGTTAGCAGGCGGGTTTTTAATCACACAAGTGAGTTCCGTAGTAAGAGTGCCACCAACAGCATCAATGCCGTTATCAACTTTCTGGCCGCCCAGATTGAACTCATCGCGGCTAGTCTTACGACCAGACAGATAAGCAACACGGAAGGTAGAAAGATCCACTGCCATTGCATACTTGGACCAGTCAGCATTGCTATTAAACAGCGGATGTTCAATCATGTTGAACGAACCGCGAGCAATGTTGAACGAACCAAACTGCAGACCGTAGTTGGTTTGACCGTTCTGAATGTAATACGTACCATTCAGTCTGCCGATGTTGTTGATAACTTTCCGGGCACCGCCGCCAACGAAAAGAACTCGCTGGTTACCAACCTTCGGATCAGTTGCTTGGTTGAACACGCCATCCAGAGCAGCTTCAAGTTGGGTAAAGTTCGTGGTGGCGCCAGCAACCGTATAGTTAACTGCACCACCAAAACTAGCCGGGTAGTAAGCAGCATTCCGAACAATGTTCCAGAAACCGTCCATGGTACGGAACGGTTGGCCATTTCGCGTACCTTGAGACTTAGCACCAAAGAACAACGCTTTCTCAATATCAGCGGCATGGAACGAAGCGCAGTCCATCCGGTTTTCTGCAACAGTCGTATCACCAGCAATCACTTGCGTAGAATCACTTGCGTAGATTGTGCCGAACCACTCAGAGCCCAGGTATTACGGAAAATCTGGGTAAGGTTGGTAATACGAACCGGGTTGATTTGCAGAGCATTCGGACGAACCGAACTTTCTTCAAATGCATTACCAACTTGGTACAAATTCACGTTATCCGCAATAGCGCCAGCCGTAGTACCAATGCCACGAGTAACTGCAACTTGAGTGGGAGTAACAATGGAATTGATCAGAACAACTTCACCAGTGCTCTCCGCACGCATCAGCATGCCAGGCAAAAGATCTGCAGTGCTTGCAACAGTGAAAATATTGGTACCGGCATCCGCAACTGCTGCATCCAGATTCATCAAAGGGAACAGCATGGTCTTAGTGAAGAAGCCGTGCTCAACTTGAACAGCAGTTTCTTCAGGAAGCATACTAGTCATACCAAACAACGGAGCCTGACCATTCGGCATAAGCCGAGTGATAGAACTCGCAAAACTAGGCTTGACTAGATTAGGAGTAAGTGCAACACCAGAGGTGTTAAAAATACCAGTCGTCATTTAGATTCTCCAGAGATTAAAAAAATCAGTAAAACTTACATCACACGCCAGCGGTACTGACGATTAGCGCCAGAGTCAGGCAGGCGGGTGACAACAATCATAGACCAAGAACTTGCAGGAGTAGTGGCCCGACCAGAGAGCAGTACGTTTGCATCACCAGCTACATAAGTGCCAGCAAACGCGTCTTGAATAGACACCATAAACATAAAACCATCGCCAACATCCATCTCCGGGAATGCAGCAGTAATCTGTGCGCCCGTCGGAGTAGTAATGTTTCGGCCAGCACTGAATCCGGTGAAATTAACACCGCCACGTTGCATTTCGCTGGTAACAATTGTAACGTTAGTATCTTCAGTACGCTCGTTGATAGTGACATTGCCGAGCATTCCAGATGCAGCAGGTGCAGGAATGGGCAAACCAGGCGATTGAATTAGAGCACGATTGTAACCCATGATGGGATTCTCCTAAAAGATTAAGAACGATTAGAAACAGAAGAAGGGGTAGGAAGAGCAAACCAATCATCCCAGCTTTCGTTCCCTGCTCCAGTTTGAGCTGTTTGGGAAGCAGCAAGAGCTGCAGCTTTAGGATCAGAGGAAAATACGCCTGCAGCTTCTTTAAAATAATCTCGAGCCATTTGGCTAATCTCAGCCGCACTAGCTTGAGGATACTTTGCTTGAAGTTGCTGTTGAACCGCACCAACGATAGGTGCAACTTTGGGATCTTTAAATGCCGGGTTGTCCGACAGAAGAGATTCGCGAGCAGCTTGACCTTTCACAAGGCCAGGAATCTGAGCAGCAAATCGCTCAGTAGCTTGCTCAACGGCTCGTTCAACAAGTTTCTGAGACACAACCACAGATTGGCCGTAAACTTGTTGAGCTGTCTGATTCATCAAAGCTAAGGTAGCTTCCACTGCTTCAGCGCCGCCAGATTGGAGTTTCGTAATCAACTCTGGATTTAGAGCCTTACGAAAATCCACTTTTCCTGCAGCTTCAAGCATTTTCTCCGGAGTCAATTGATTGCTCGGAGTCTGGTCGCCTTGCTTACTTTGGTCAGGTTCAGCAGGATCCCACAGCTTGCTAAACTTGTCAGGCGGGGATTGGTCGCCAGGCTTGTTTCCGTCTGCAGGAATAGCTCCGTTAGGTGCAGTAACTGCCGAAGATGCGGGAGCTGCAGGAGCAGGATTCTGGGCAGGATTATTGCCAGGAGTAGGTTGAGCCGGAGCTGCAGTTTGTTGAGCAGGCTGACCTTGGCCGAAGATTTTATCAAAGAAAGACATGGTAGATTCCTGAAGGAGTTAAGATTGATCCGCGTTGATGGAAATATTCTGGGCGCCCGGATTCATTTGCGCTTCAGAACTAGCTGAAAGAGTGAGAAGATACTGGAGAGCATCCAGTTGGCCACGCAGGTAAGGTCATACCTCCAGTAGAGCCAGAAAGTTGTGCTTGAGCTTGAGCTTCCGGAGATTGCATATTTGGATCAGAGCCAAACTGCTCAGGCATAGGCATAGGAGTGCTGATTTCCATTCCCTTCTGTGCAGCCAACATTGCAACTTGTTGCCAGGCTCCCATTGCTTGCTCATACGCCTGCTGCTGCGGAGATTTCTCGAAAGGAGTAAAATCGACGTTCTCAGTACGGATCAGATAAGAGAAGAGTTGGGCAACATTGTAGCCAGCAGCCAGAGTCTGGGAAGATGCAATAGCTTGGAGAGCAACTTTCTGGGTATCAGATTTGATGACCTTATCAGCAGGGAGCAGGCCATCAGTGATCTTGAAATTGATAATTGCTTGGCGCAGAGCTACAGGATCAACATCTACAACTTGTTTATTCGAGGGAGAGTAGATGGATGTAGGACCTTGGTACTGAAGCATGTTGAGTTTCAGCACCTCTTTCAGAGGAGTAAATACTTGTGCTTCATAGAGAAGAGCTGTGATCTGATCTTGGGAAGTAGCATTGGACATCGTGGATTCCCACTGTCCATCTGTTTTATTCCCCTTAACAAATTGACCTTGGCGCGCCTGATTCTGACCCTGCAAGACATTA